GCTCCGAGGGTCGCAAATTTCCCGTCCGGATAAAAATTAAAATCATATGGAAACTGGAACACTTATCTGATAATGACCCGGCCAAATAAAAAACCCGCCATTCCTGATGAGCTAAAAAACCTAATTGCGGTTGTGTGCGCTGATGCCGGGGCGGGGGAACGGCTGTTTGAAAGGGCCGCTCCTGCTGAACAGGCGGAGTTGCGGTCGTTTATCGCCGCGTGCGGGAAAACGCAGGCAGCCTATAATAAAAGCGCAGCGTCAACAGACAAAAAAGACTGGGATGCTGCGCGGTCCGGTCTTGATGAGGCTGTCACTCGGCTGACGGTAAAGTATTTTCCGACCAGAGACACGGCCCCGGCACACGAGAATCTATTTGATGTTGTTAAGCATTTACAGGCGCAAGGCTATAAAGTAAAAAAAAGCAAGGTCTACGGAGACCGGAAGAGGGGGCTCATCAGGGTGCAGGAAGATGGAAGTGTGCTGCACAGTGACGTTAAGATGTATGCAGCGCTACTTGACCGGACGTTTGGGGAGAGCGGCGATAAGACCGGGGCAGAAATAACAATAGCAAAAGCAGAGCAGGAGCTCAAATTAATAAAATTAAAAATCGCCAGGGCAGAACATGAGCTGGAAGAGCAGCAGGGAAAATATATTCTTCGTGAAGATTTTGAGCGGGAGATGGTGGCCCGCGCGGTAATAATTGACAGCGTTCTTCGCCAGTTGCTGCGCGTTCATTCCGGCGAGCTGGTGGCTGCGGCCGGCGGCGACGGAAACAGAGAAAATGAGTTTTTACGAAAAGCAGACGTAATTATCGACCAAGCGATGAACAGCTACGCCACAAACAAAACGTACCATCTTGAGTTTGCGGCGGATGCGGGGGAGGGAAATTGAGTATGCAAACTGAAACCATCCGCATCACCACAGCCCCAGACTGGCTCACGGAATCATCCCGCATGGGGTTTAACGACATGCTGGCTGGCGGCGCTGACGTGCGGTTTTCCCTGCCTGAGCGGCAGGTATTTCGCAAGAGAAAAGAAATCCCGCCGTCAGAGTGGGCTGAAAAAAATATCATACTGAAAAAATCCTCCATCCCCGGCCCATGGCGAAAAGACATCACGCCATACATACCAGGGATTATTGATGCCGCAGCGCTGCCGTTTGTGAGGACTGTTATTATCTGCAAGGTCAATCAGACCGGCGGCACAGAGGGTCTGCACATTTTTACCGGCTCGCGGATTGAATACGCCCCGGGGCCAACCATCTACTGCTACCCGGATGAAAAGCTTTCCAGAGAGAATGCCACTGACCGATTCATGGCCATGATAAATTCCACGCCGTCGCTTCAGCGCTATCGTACCGGATACGACGACGACGAGGCGTCAGTGAGAGTAAATCTAACCACGATGCCAGTCTATTTTGCATGGTCAGGCTCAATCGCAACACTGTCAAATAAGCCCGCTCGTTATGTTATTTTTGATGAAACGGATTTATATTCAAATCCAATGGCTATCGCAGAGGGAGAAAAGCGCACCATCACCTATTCATGGAATAGTAAAATATTTAAAATCTCAAAACCGACTATGGTTGACGGTACGATCTGGATGGCGTTTACACGTGAGGCGCAGATAGTCTATGAGTTCCGCGTTAAATGCCCGGACTGCGGAGCCATACAGGCAATGGAGCTTGATCAGATAAAGGTCCCGCCCGGAGAGCGCAACCCAGAAGAGATTTTATCAAAAAAACTCGCATGGTATGAATGCGAGAACTGCGGCTCGATGTGGAATGATTCCGCGCGCAACGCGGCATCGAGAAACGGGGCATGGCATGAAATGTCTAAGTTCCCCGCCACGTTCCCCCCCGAAGATGAGCGACCACGAATCGAGCGGGGGCTTCCGCTCATGGAAAGCCTTTATAAACATAAGCCGATAAAAATAGGGTTTCACATCCCGGCATGGATCTCGTACTTTATAAGCCTGTCTGAGAGTATGTCAGCGTTTTTTGACGCGCAGCACGACAAATTCAAGATGCGCGATTTTCAAAATTCATATAAGGCTGAGCCATATACAATTACCGCTGTCAGCGTTAAGGAGTCAGAGATACTTTCTCGCAAATGGGATTTAGCGCAGCTAATCTGCCCGGAAAACACCATTGCGCTTACGTGTGGCGTGGATGTGCAGAAAATAGGCTTCTGG